AGGTACTGATTTTCGTGCTAAGTTTAAGGCATACTATGATGCTCGTACTGATTTGCTCAATGCTATATCTGCAAAAGCCAAAGAACTAGTAGATGCTGCTGATAAAAAAATAGAAAGTGTAAAAACTGAGCTATCTGCTGTTGATGGCAAAATAACTTTAGCGGTTAAAACAGCTAAAGAAGAAGCTATATCTGCATCTAAAACGTACACAAACTCTGAGATAAAAGTCGTAAAAGATCAAATTGCATTGAAGGTTGATAGCGCAACTTTCAATACCTTGAATCAAAAAGTAACTGAGCAGGGGTCACAGATAACGCTCAATAAAAATAATATTGAGCAGAAAGTCAACAAATCAGATTTCAATGCGCTTGGAACAAGGGTGTCTAATGCAGAAACAAAAATTACCCAAAATGCCAATGAAATTCAACAGAGAGCGACGAAGTCCACTGTTGACGCTTTGACAGGACGTGTAACTACTGCTGAATCTAAAATTACGCAGAATACCGATAGTATATCATTAAAGATTACAGCTTCTGAAGCCACAAATATCGCAAATAATGCTGTAAACAATTTACAGATCGGTGGTAGAAACTATTCTAGGAATACTGCTAAGGAGAAATCATATCAAAATGGCGCACCAGGAAATCTTGGATATCCTACTTCTGGATTGAAGAAAGGTGATAATATTGTTGTGTCTTTTGAAATAAATGTAAACATCGTAAATTGGACATCAGGAACTAAGTTGCTTCAATTTAATGGTGGGTATAATTATATGGCATTTTATAATTTTCCACAAAGTGACAATAAAAAAGGTTGGTTAAAAAGAACAGCAAAATTAACAATTGGAAATGTATATAATAGTTCTACACCTACAGATGAAACTATGGTAAGTGAACCATATCTGAGATGCGACAACGCTTCTACAGAATTGGCTAATAATGGAAGTTATATAAAGGTTCGTAAATTCAAAGTTGAAATAGGTAATAAAGCTACAGATTGGAGTTTAGCACCCGAAGATACGCCCACAGAAGAGTCTATTAAATCATCATTTACGATTGATACTGGCGGTATATCTATGCTCGGAAAGAAATTATCCTTGACAGGTATGGTTACTTTCAATTCTCTTGCCAGCGATGCACAGGGGAAGATTAATACAGCACAGAGTACCGCAAACACAGCTAAATCAACCGCTGATACAGCTAAGTCTACTGCGGATGGAGCTAATTCAAAAGCAACGACTGCACAGAATACGGCAAACACCGCTAAATCAACAGCCGATAGTGCCAATTCAAAAGCAACGACTGCACAGAATACGGCAAACACCGCTAAATCAACAGCCGATAGTGCCAATTCAAAAGCAACAACAGCACAGAATACAGCTGATACGGCAAAGTCTACAGCTGATGCCGCAAAGACAGCAGCGGCAAATGCACAAAGTAGAGCAGATGCTGCTTATGATAAAAAGATAGAACTGGCACAACTTGGAACGACTGTAATATCTGGTGGCTTTATTAAAACAAGCCTTATAAAAGCAGATGAAATAACAGTAAGTAAACTAAGTGGTGCGACTGGTACATTCAAACAGTTGCAAGCTGTCGGTAGCGATGGAAGCGTAAAAGGAACACTCAGACTTGATGGAGATAGATTATGGTATGATGGTGACCAATATCAGCAAGGTACAAAAGATGGCCGTTCATTGCGTTACTATCTGTCTGACGCATGGGTTCGTGGTAATTTTGGAGCACGTACCAGAACCACGCTTCTTGTCCAGGGAAGCAGCGGCTATTTTTATCCGAAAGGTGCGGGTAAAGCAGGTGTCTATAAAAGCTTTGAAAGAGGTACAGCGAGCGATGGTAGGACATACTATAAACTTCCATGTTATGGTACAGAAGAAGATTATTCTGGTATGCCTATAGATCTAATTGTATTTAACGTAACATCATCAAATCAACACTTTTATGAATTGCAACTTGCAGTAACACAAAAAGTGAACATGATAAACTGCAATAATAATTATACGAATGTGCTTATATATACTAACGGACTATATGCTGGACTGCCGGGCGGCTCTGTGCACTATGCATGGAATGTCCTGCCATTCATGAACCCACAGCCAACTGCAAATGCTCTAGGTAGAGGCTTATTGTTTGGAGGTTCTAATGATAATGATTGGAGATAAAGTATTATGGAAGAAG